ATACACAAGTGCAACACTGTTGCCATGCCACAAAATATGTAGGCATAGATAGGGCTATATGGTAACTGTAGATGTATTTTACGCAGTGTGTTATGCACTGTTAATTGCAGGTGTTATCGGTTGGTACATACAACATGTTAAAGAAAATGCGGCACAGCTGCACTACTGGCGTGGTCGTAGAGATGGCTGGAATCTTCACCGCAGAATGATTAACAACAAAGCCAAGACCGATGAGGTGTTTGATTATGAAAAAAACTAATGCCTACTACAACTGAGAAACTATTTAATGATGCAACCGCCATTGTCCACGAGCGTGGTGTCGTCTATGGCCATGCCATTTACAATATGGACAGGATCGCAAAGTCTGTTAGTGCATACATTGACTATCCACTCTCAGCTCACGACATACCGATTATCAATATTCTGCAAAAGATATCTAGGCTGGCCGAGAGTCCTGGACACGAAGACAGTATCGTGGACATCTGTGCATACATGGCAATATACAAAATGTGTATTGATGCAGAAAAAGACGATGAGTTTGAATGGAGAGTTGGTGAGTAATGGCATTTAACTTAGCAGATTATGAAACAGTCGAGAGCCGACTAGAAAAATATTGGAAGGATTACCCAGATGGAAGAGTGGCAACTAAGATCGAACAGGCCTCAGACACTAGATACATTGTTAGTGCTGAACTATTTAAGAAAAGCACCGATGACAAACCGTTCACGACCGGGCTTGCTAGTGAGAGCGTTAGTGATAGGGGTGTTAATTCAACTTCTGCACTGGAGAATGCTGAGACTTCAGCGATCGGCAGAGCGCTTGCAAACGCAGGTTATGCAGCTAAGGGCAAAAGGGCTAGCCGAGAAGAGATGACAAAGGTTGCAGATGCAACTAATTACTCACCACCTGCCTCACGTGCTAGAGCTGTAGAGGATGTAATACGTGCATCTTTTGCAGCTGATAAGAAAGAGCCAACAGTGTGGTCAGTAGGTGATGTCAGTAATGTAATTCCGTTTGCACCACCAGCCGCACAGAGCTGTAAACATGGTGGCATGAAGTTACTAGAAGGTCTAAGCAAGACTACGCAGAAGCCTTACTACGGCTATGTATGTCCTGCACCTAAAGCAGAACAGTGTGCGCCTAAGTGGGCAAAGATTATGGATAACGGCACGTATTACTTTCCCTCCGATGCAGAGGAAGGCAAAGGTGGCGAATGAGAACTATAAAAATAAAAGCAGAAGAGATGCTAGTAAACAATACTGGTTTTTACATAGTTGCTTGTGATGGTCAGGAATACCAAATAAAACGTTGTCATTGTAAAAAATGTCACAGCGAAGATAGGGGGTGAATGATGGGATATGTAGAGATTATACGTGATGGGTTTACCTTACGTTATGAAAACGATAAGAAAACCCTCACGCAATCAGTTGATCTATGTATGGCTTGTAATGATGACAGGCTTATACATTCTGGTGATTTTCTAGTTTGTACTCAGTGCCACTGTAGGCAATAGGATATTATCATGGATCACCCACGCTTTAAGTGTAATGGCTGCAATCGAGACACAGAGTTTCTGTGGCTTGACCAGATTGATACACCCGAAGGTTTTTCCGCATACCAATGTACTTCGTGCGGTTGCGTGGGAGTAAAAAACATAGTAGAGGCTTTGCATGTACCAGACGACGATATATGCAGATGCGGTAAGTGTGGTGGATGGATGTTTCATAATGTGGTCTGCCACACTTGCAGTTTAATTAGCGCCAAATGAGTAATGACATAGATTGGCCGCACCAGCATAAGCTACGAGACCAGTGGCTATTAGATAATCCAGATGCTAAGTATTTAGGATGGGTGAGTATATGAAACTGCTAGATTTGTATTGTGGAGTAGGCGGCGCATCGGCTGGCTACGCCGCAGCAGGCTTCATAGTTACTGGCATCGACCTAAAGCATGGCAAACGCTACCCATATACATATATTAGAGGTGATGTCTTACACTATTTACAAGATTTAGACTTTCTACGATCTTTTGACGTAATCCATGCTAGCCCACCTTGCCAAACACACAGCGTTACTAAACATTTACGCAACGCCCAGGGCAAAAGCACGAGCAAGGTTGACTTAATTCCACAGACAAGGGCAGCACTCATAGCAAGTGGTAAAGCCTATATTATTGAGAATGTGCCAGGTAGCCCCTTAATTAAACCTGTGCAATTATGTGGGTCGTCATTTGATTTAAAGGTGCGTAGGCACAGATTGTTTGAAAGTAATGTGCCACTCAAAGGCAGTGTGTGTAATCATAAAGCGCAGGGCAGGCCTGTTGGCGTGTATGGCTCATTGAATGATGAAATCCCAAAGGGTGGCAAAACTGCTGCAACAATTGAAGAAGCTCGTCATGCAATAGCAATACAATGGGGTATCTGGACAGAATTAGTTGAAGCTATACCACCAACATATACACAATACTTAGGCGAGCAGATAATGAAAACTTATGAATGAAGGCACTGGCTTTAGTGAAACATGGCTTGAAGAAGATTTATTCTTGCTTGAACCTTTCTACCGACACTCCACAAAATGAACGGAAACCTTGACAGGCATGCTACCCTAGAAAAGCGTTCGATCCTAAATCGAAAAGCTGAGTCGCCAACGGCTAGACTCGGGAGGCGCAGAGTTTGGCCAATCCTTTGTGTAATGGTATTTACTTTACTCTTTTCAAAAGATTATTCTGTTGCAGCAGATAATGATAAACAAAGCTATAAACAATATGCCTGGATCTATTTAGATTATGATATAGATGAGTTTGACTGTTTAGATAAGTTATATACAGCTGAGAGTCAGTGGAATCCTAAAGCACGTAATGGCTCACACTATGGCATACCACAAGGCAGGTCTAAGTGGTTAATTACTGCATCACCTTATGCACAAATTAGATGGGGTATCAAGTACAATGTAAACAGGCATGGCACGATGTGTGCAGCTTATGAGCATTGGATATTAAAAGGATGGCATTGACCGGTAAGCGTGCAATAGGTAGTGGTAAGTGGAAGAAACTACGGTTAGAGATATTGGCACGTGATGGCTATACATGTAGTGCATGTTATGGCACAGCTACAACAGTAGATCATATATGGCCACGTAGTAAAGGTGGTGATATGTGGAATCCAGATAATCTCATTAGCATGTGTAAACCATGTAACAGCGCTAAAGGTGGGCGTTTTTTTAGCAGCAAGGCGACCCCCCCTGTCTTTCCAGCCTGTTCTCTCCCTGACACAGTCCGAACAGTGCCAGACTCACCTTTTAGCAAACCAGATGGAATCTAATTGACACAGATTGATGCGCAAGTAATCCCAATTAAACGAGGGGTCGGGCTAATTGGTAGCACCACGCCAAGAATACATACGCCTTTACTCATCGGTAATACTAAAGCGCAAGAGGTAGCAGATTTAGCAGTACAAATAGGGCTGCCGCTTATTCCCTGGCAACGCTGGGTACTAGATGACTTACTAGCTGTAGATGACGCAGATAATTGGCGTAAAAAAACAGCATTATGCCTGGTCGCACGTCAGAATGGTAAGACACACCTCGCACGCATGTTAATCCTGGCGCATTTGTTTCTATGGGATAGCAAAAACGTATTAGGCATGTCATCTAACCGCAATATGGCATTAGATACATTTAGGCAGGTTGCATACACAATAGAAGATAACGAAGTATTAAAAAAACAGGTAAGACAGATACGACTTGCTAACGGGCAGGAATCTATTAGCTTAAAGAATGGCGCTCGCTATGAGATAGCAGCAGCTACACGAGATGCACCACGTGGCAAGACTGCAGACTTTCTATATCTAGATGAGCTACGTGAATGGACACCCGAAGCGTTTACAGCTGCATTACCGGTAACACGTGCAAGACCTAACGCCATGACATTTATTACAAGTAACGCAGGTGATGGATTTAGTAGCGTACTTAATGAGCTAGTAGAGCGCTGCAAGTCTTATCCACCAGAGAATATGGGTTACTACGAGTACAGCGCACCACAGCACTGCAAGATTACAGATCGTAAAGCATGGGCTATGGCAAACCCCGCACTAGGCCATCTCATCACAGAGCAGACACTAGAAGAATCTGTAAACACAAACAGCATAGAAGCCACACGTACAGAGATGTTATGCCAGTGGATAGATAGCGCAGTAAGCCCCTGGGTCTATGGCAGTATAGAGGCTTGCAGTGACAGTACCTTAGAGATACCTGTAGGGCCACAGACCATCATGGCATTTGACATAGCACCTACACGCAGATCCGGTGCATTAGTTATGGGTCAAGTGAAAGAGGGCAAAATAGCAGTAGGTCTAGCACAGCTATGGTCTAGTGATGTGGCTATTGATGAGATTAAGATGGCAAGTGACATAAATGAGTGGGCTAGAAAATACCATCCGACTATTATCTGCTTTGACAAGTACGCAACGCAGACACTTAGTACCCGGTTAGAGCAAAGCGGATGGAAGATGCAGGATGTTAGCGGCCAAGCCTTCTACCAAGCATGCAGCGACCTATCAGATGCTATGGCTAATAACAGACTTGTGCATTCTGGTCAGGCAGAGCTAGTACAGCATCTAAATAATTGTGCTGCCAAGACTAACGATGCAGGTTGGCGAATCATCCGCAGAAAATCAGCTGGTGATGTTACAGCTGCAATATCCCTGGCTATGGTTTGTAGCGAACTAACTAAACCGCAACGCACCGCTGCTATATTTGTATAATTAGTACCATTTGTCTGTTTCGTGGTATATTATGGTGATATGGGTCTATTGTCTGCTTTGGGTATAACTAAAACTAATAAAACCGTTGAAGCACAATACGCCCCTGCCGTTATGTTAGATTCTTATGGATTTAACAGCATAGGTACACCATTTGGTTATGGGCCAATAGATCGTGCATTAGCTGTCCAAGTACCAGCGGTTAACAGATGCGCCAACTTAATAAAAGGCGTAGTCGGTTATCTCCCACTTAAATTATATAAAAAATCTACAGGCGAAGAATTGGCATCGCCACTATGGGTAGATCAGCCAGATATTAGACAGCCACGATCTGTAACAATAAGTGCGACAGTAGATTCACTTATATTTTACGGCCAAGCATTTTGGCGCATTACAGAATTATATGCAGATGACATGCGCCCTGCACGATTTGAGTGGGTAGCAAACACTAGAGTAACTGCA